AAAGAGCCGGCTGTGCCAAGAGGAGTGGATGAATGTGTGATTTGTGAATTGCAATTCTACGAAGATGATACTGGATATGTGATTGACGGATATGTGTATTGCGAAAATTGCATGAAAAGTGAGTTTGAAAGGATTTTTTAAGGTGAGCTATGAAAGTATTTAATACAAATGAGTATGACATGATATTGAGAGCTTTAATGCTACATGTTTTCGCTATAAGATTATCTCCGACAAGTGAAGATTCCCTAGAAGAGCACTTATGGGGGTTATATAAAAAGATTGAAAAATTGAAGAAAGGTAAAACCAAATGAAGCTATACGAATTGACCGAACAATACAAAGAATTATTAGACATGGCAACCGATGAAAATATTGATCAAAAAACCATCAATGACACTATGAAGCTGGTGGAGATGGATATTGAAGATAAAGCTGAGGGATATGCAAAGGTTATTAAATCACTTGGCGGAAATATTTCTGTCATAGATGAAGAAATCGCACGGCTTACTTCTATTAAGAGACGTATTAATAATAATATTGATGCTCTCAAATTTAACTTAACAAATGCCATGATTGAAACTGGCAAGAAAAAATTTAAAACTGACTTATTTTCATTTAATATTCAAAAAAAATCCTTCGTCTTTGGATTTCGTAGACGAAGAAAAAGTTCCAGATGAATTTTGGATTGAGCAAGAAAGGAAATTAGACCGCAAAAAGTTGTTAATCTATGCGAAAGAGCACGATATTGATTATGCGACTATTAAGCAAACAGAAAGTTTGAGGATAAGATGATGGGGGATGGGAAGATATATATTCCAGCAAGACGAAAAAAGCCGGAGCGTGGCACCCAAGTAATCAGGGTATCGGAAGATGCTTACAACACATTGGTAGATATCTATAACGAATCATCATTATCAATGGCACAGATAGCATCAAAAATTATTGTTGAATCCATAGATAGAATTGTATATGACAAGGAGGAAAATTAATGGGAAAAATTATTGGCGTGATGGGTGATTCCGGTGCCGGGAAGACTACTTCCATGAGAAACCTTGACCCGAAAACAACTTTTTATATTGATTGTGATAAAAAGGGTCTTAGCTGGAAAGGTTGGAAACAGAATTACAATGATAAAACCAAAAATTACACTAAGACAGACAAACCACAAGTTGCACTACAGGCATTGAGACATATCAATGATGATGAAAAATTAAAAAACATCAAGACAGTAGTAATTGATACTATCAATGGATTAATGGTAGCTGATGAAATGCGAAGAAGCAAAGAAAAAGGCTACGACAAATGGCAAGATTTGGCTCAATCTATTTATGATTTGGTAGACTATGCCCTTACGGTTAGAGACGATTTAACGGTTATTTTTGTAGCCCACACCCAAACAGAGCATGATGATAATGGTTATTTTTTTACTCGAATCAAGACTTCTGGGCGAAAACTAGACAAGATTACGCTTGAAAGCAAATTCCCTGTTGTGCTTTTAGCAAAATGCACAGGCGGCAAATATATATATGAAACACAGGCAAATTTCAGCACTGCCAAGACACCGCTAGGGGCGTTTGAAAGCAAGGAGATTGATAACGATATTGTAGAAGTGATTAAAGCATTGGAGGACTATTAGGATATGAAGAAACCAAATAATTACGAACAAACACAAGAGCAGGGAGAATATACACCGATTGAACTTGGTGGACATATTTTAGTAATAAAGAATGTCGAAGAAACAACATCAAAAAATGGTAGACCCATGATTGTCGTATCGTTTTGCACTGCAAAAAATGACAGACAACCGGAATATTTTACCAGTCAGTTTAAAAACGATATTCGCCCAGATAAAAAATGGCCGATTCAAGGTACGGCTTACATCCTGACAGAAGATACTGATGGTAATTGCAGTAGAGGATTTAAAACATTTACCACATCTGTCAAAAAATCAACACCCGGCTTTGAGATTTCTTGGGGTGATGGCTTTGCGCAATCCCTAAAGAATAAGCCGATTGGTGGAGTGTTTGGGCTTATTGAAGATGATTATAGCGGAGAAGTAAAGAAATATCGTAGGTTGCGCTGGTTTAGAAGTGTTGAGGGTGTGCTTGACGCAGATGTGCCAAACGAGAAACTTCTTCCGGAAAACAAAAAATCAGCACAGCCGCCGGTCTCTGCCGGTGATGATGGATTCATGGATATTCCAGACGGCATAGATGATGAACTTCCATTTGACTAGGTGTGCCAATGGACATACAAATTGATAGCCGAGAAAAGGCTAGGGCGATTCAGAAAATAATCAAAGAGTTTGACAAGCAAGGCATCAATTATTTTACAAGTAAATTACTGGTTGGAGACTATATGAATCTTGATAGTCCCCGGCTAATAATTGATAGAAAGCAAAATCTCGGTGAGCTGTGCCAAAATGTCTGCCAACAACACGAGCGATTTAAGAATGAGCTGATAAGAGCCATACAGGCAAACATTCAACTAGTCATTCTGATAGAACATGGCATTGATATTGCAAGTCTTGAAGATGTTTATTTCTGGAAGAATCCACGAAAGCATGATGTGATATGGAAAACAATTGATGGCAAAAGGATTAAGACGGTTAGGAACGCAAAGGCCACAGATGGCAAGCAATTGTATAAATCACTCTGCACCATTCGAGATAGGTACAATGTTAGATTTGAGTTTTGTACAAAAAAAGATACTGGCAAAGAAATAATTCGAATTTTAGGCGGTAATGACAATGACAGTAGAGATGATTAAAGATGCATATTCGATGACGCATATACTTGGACGATATGGCATAAAGGTCAATCGAGCCGGGTTTGCCAATTGCCCTTTTCACAACGAAAAAACATCGTCCATGAAAGTTTATACACGTGATTATCATTGTTTTGGCTGTGGCAGCAATGGAGATATATTTACATTCGTCCAATTGATAGATGGAATTGATTTTAAGGATGCTTTTTATTCGCTTGGCGGTACATATGATAAGCCAACATATAAATCACAGCTACTTCTTTATAGAGCAAATAAAAAGAAAGAACGCCGACAAATAGAAGAAGCTAGATTAAGGCAAAAGCGCAGACACAACAATATGCTCATTAGTATATACCGCCACTGGATGAATGTGTGCGAGCCATTAAGTGATGTATGGTGTGATTCCTACAATGCGCTACAACTCGAATTGTACAGACATGAAATTTTAAGCAGAGAAGAGGTGGTGAGTTGCGACCGCTAGAACAATTAGATAAGGACACCATTCTTGACGAAGAAATTTTTATAGAAGTATATGAAATTACCGACAAGGTAGAGCGTGAACGCCTTATACAAGCCTTAGAAGTACGAGCGGACAACCTTGGAGTTAAAACCTTTTTTAATAGACTAAAGAGGGCTTATGCTGGCGTAGAAAAAGAAATCAATGCAAGAAAAGCATTGCCCTCCTTAATGGAAAACTGGACGAATTTTACTGGTAAATACGACAATATGCAATGTGGTGGATGGATTGCGACTGATGGGGGCATCTTTTTTAAAACTAATAAACTTAATGAAATGGAGCAAATTGCTTGCTATCACCCTATACTGCCACTTGAACGCATGAAAAATCTTGAAACTGGCGAGGAGCAGATCAAACTTGCATATAAGCGAAATGGGCAATGGTTTGAAATCGTCACTCCAAAAACAACGATAACATCAAATGCCAAAATCGTTGGGCTATCAAGCCAAGGGGTGTCTGTAACAAGTGAAACGGCACGATTGCTTGTCAAGTATTTGGCTGATGTAGAAAATGCCAATGAGGACTATATAACGGTACAAATATCATCTTCTAAATTGGGCTGGCGCAACGGCTGTTTTCTACCATATGACAATGCCATACTATTTGATGGAGATTTACGCTTTAAAAGCCTTTATGACAGCATACAGGAGCACGGGATCTATGATATTTGGCTGGAGCATGTGAAAGAATTGCGATCGTCTAACAGGCTGGAAATTAAATTTCTGCTCGCTGCATCATTTAGTAGTATTCTTGTGTCAATGCTTGGAGCATTACCCTTTATTGTAGATTTGTGGGGCGAAACTGAGGGAGGCAAGACTGTTACGGAGATGCTGGCCGCGTCTGTCTGGGCGAACCCAAGCGAAAGTGTTTATATTGGAGATTTTAAGAGTACCGAAGTGGTACTCGAAGTAAAGGCAGATATGTTGAACCACCTCCCTATGATATTTGATGATACAAGTAAGGTGTCAGCAAAAATTAGAGAAAATTTTGAGGGATTTGTATATGATTTGTGCTCCGGCAAAGGCAAAAGCCGGTCAAATCGAGAATTGGGCGTGAGGCGCGAAAATACATGGAAAAATGTCATTATCACCAATGGAGAGCGACCACTGCAAGCATATGTCACACAGGGCGGGGCGATTAATAGAATCCTAGAGGTTGAATGTCATGAAAAGGTTTATGAGGATGCTCCAAAAACTGCCGATATTATCAAGGCAAATTACGGTTTTGCTGGGAAAAGATTTGTTGAAATCGTCAAAGAAATGGGCGTTGATTCCATCAAGATAATACAAAAAAATTTCCTTAAATCATTAGCAAATGATGAAAAAATGCAAAAGCAAAGTATCGCTTTGTCAGTGGTGCTTACAGCCGATAAAATCATCAATGACCATATCTTTCAAGATGATCGTCTAATCACTTTAGAAGAGGCAAGCACAGCCTTGATTGATAGAACTGAGGTTTCCGACAACGAGCGGTGCTATGAATTTATTCAAGATAAAATAGCAATGAATTATTCACGATTTGACGCAACAGCTATGTGTGAAAAATGGGGCATATTGGAAGAAGATTTTGCATATATTTTTCCCCAAGCACTAGATGAAATTTGTAAATCGGGTGGCTTTTCAAGAAAATCTTTTACTTCTTGGGCATCAAAAAGAAATTTAATAGTTTCGGGAGCGAATGGGAAAACGGCAATGGTTAAAAAAATTGCAGGAAAGTCAACCAGATGTATTTGCTTGAAACGAGATAAAAATGATGGTTTTGAAGAAATAGACGAAACAGACAATATTCAATTTAAACTTCCATTTGATTAGAGTTTTCGCAAAATGCATAAAATTGTCAGAGTACGAAATAAAATAGTTTGCAAAAAGGTTACACAGTTACACCGTTACACCTCATAACTAAGATATTATATAGAGAAAAAAATAAAAAAAATAGATATCATTTGTGTAAAAAAATTATTTCCCTTATAGAGGTGAAAAACAGGTGTAACTGTGTAACCGACCCTAATAGCCCTGTCAACCACAAGGGATTAAGTGGCTACACCATAGGTGTTACCACTGTGTGCCCAGTGTAACCATGAAAAGAGGTGATTATGAATTTAGAAGAAGCGCATTTACAAATAAAAGAAATGTGGAAAGCGGTGAAATCGAAAAATGAAATAGCTCAATTGATTTTAGATTTGTGGATATTCTTAAAGAACCATTGGCAAGTAAAAGACACAGACGAATATTGGGAGCAAGTCGTTAAAGATCAAAACGATTTTTACAAGAAATACAAGTGTGATTTCGCAATAGATTTAATTTTTGCTTGCACCAACGAACTCGAAAGACGTGTCAAGAAAATGCGAGAGATGTAGATTCTGGAATATGGACACGAGCAAAGGATATTCCGTTTTAGGAGGTAGAAGTGAACGATAAAAAAGAACTTGTGAAAATTATTTAGATTAGGAGCATGTGGGATGGAATATGTGGAAATCCAAGCTCTGAAAGGCTTGGCAGTGGAGATTGCGAAAATGACATGTGTGAGCATGGGGAGGTGACGGATGATAACATTTGCTGAAAGACTAGAGATAGCCAAGGACGAGCGGTCCAGCCAGCGAAACGAAATATTTAGGCGTGCTATGGCTCTTGATAGAAGACCGAATAGTGACTCACTGAGTGAATATGAAAAGGGTTATCGTAGTGCAATACTAGATGTGCTGGAGATGGTTAGGGGATTGGAGGAATGACATGAGTAAATTTTTAACTGGAGATATTGTGAAATGTAAAAAAACTATCGTTGAAATCAAAGAGGTTTACGGCAATGTAATCATTGGAGTGGACGATTGTGAGTGGGACAGTGATGGATTTGACTTAGTCTATCGCCCTACGGATTTAAGTGGGGAGGAGCTGGTTGAAGCGATCAGGGAATACTGTGAAAACAACTACTGTAGCGATTGTTTTTTTACAAAGACGACTGGCTGTATAGCTACTGCTGCCATTGAGTTTGCTGAAAACTACCGCGAGATAGTCAGAGCCCTCACAGGCTGGGAAGCCGAGCAAAAAAAGGAGGAATTCAAAGTGGAAATTGCATATGTAGCTAATATTATTGATGGCGCACCGGCAGAGACAAGTTATGAATTTTTAAAATCCGTTGAGATTGAAAGTACTACTAAAATTGATGCCGAGAAAAAGGCGATGGGAGTATATCGAAAATACAAAGCTGAAAATCCGGGCGTCAAATGTTTTTTGAAGATAGGCAAATGTTTTAAATATTCCGTAGATTGAGGAGGTAGAAAATGGCATTGAAAATTTCAAACTTAAAAAATTTCAAAAATTCATTAAAATTCAAAGTTCAAATCTAAGTTTTAAAATTCAAAGGTTTTAAAAGTTTAAAACTTAAATGAATCGCTTAAAGGCTCTTAGAACGATTTCGAAGTATTATGCTAAGCATTCTAGAGCAAATAGATTAAAATCGCCACAAGGCGCCAATACGCAATGATTTTCAATATTTAAAACACAAGGAGGATATAAAAATGGGCTGCGACGCTACAAAGCATCGAAAAAGGCGAAAGGCTGAAAGAAAATTCATGTATGGGGTATTTGCAGAAAGGGGAGTTGTTAAAAAGTCGTCTCAAATCGGCAAAAGACCCTATGGAAATGCAGTGTATTCAAAGGATTTAGAAAGAGGTTAGCGTATGCGGAGGTGATAATTTAGTCAGAGCATATCTTGGTTAGAGTGATATTTATTATAGGTCAGAGCACTTGGATGAAAAAGGGAGCGGCTAACAACTGCTCCCTTTTGAAAAGTCTCTCATCATGCTTTCAGATGATATCATTTTGCTTCTGGATAGATGCGTATAATTCAGAAATTGTCACTATCGTAGCCCGCCAAGCAGTTTTTAAAATCCTTAAGTTTTCTTCGTGTTCCACGACAAGCTCCGGCTCATTGCTATGCCAATCCGGCAAATCTCTAAAAATATAATCATAAATATATGCAATTTTCAAGCCATCAAATTCTGTAATTTTCCAAATTGCATAAACTTCTGAATTTGGTTCAAGCTCCAAATCTTCTAAAATTTCTGCGAGCAATTCTTTTTGTGCAAGGCTTATACTGATGCCTTGCGCTTTCGCGTCTAAAATATCAATAATTTTCAAAATTCAACTCCTTTTTGGCCGGTTTCAAAAGCACCAATTTCAAGTCCTAAAACATCAATGCAGTAGTTTTCTGCCTCTTCTTGCGTTTCAAAATTTCCAAACCAATCCCCGCCTGTTGTGTATTTCCACATTTTTCAATCTCCTTTTTATGTCCAAAGCGTCCTTTTTACCGCATTTCCAATAGTTACAGTGTGAATGCAGTATTCGAAATCGCCATTCCAATTCACTTTCTCACCTCATTTGTCATTGCATTGTCTCCTTCCTTGTGCTATACTAAGATTGATTTTTATGCTCCGCAAATGCGGAGGTGATCCTAATTAGTTTGTTTAAAATAAAGCTAATTTTGGATTTGGCTTATGCCATGTCCCGCAGATGCGGGAGCTAGGGGGGCGGGTTTTTAGCCCCCTTTTTAAAAGCTGTTTCCCGGATTTCGATTATAGCTATCATTTCTACCCCGCCACGCCGTCAATTCTGACGTGTCGATGTCTTTTTCTTCAATTTCTTCGATATCGAGCCCGAGGCTTTCCAACAAATGCCACATATCGCCACTAACTTCAGTCCACTCATCCATGTCATACCGCGCAATCTCCGCATCATTCGCAAAAATTGAGATGAATACTTCATCTAACGACTCGCCAAATGGGGTGAATTGCTTTTCATTTTTCCTGTATCTATCGATTTTAATTTTCATTTTTCCTCCTTATATCAAACACTTTTGATAACATTTCTTCATCTTTTTTATCCTTTTAGTGTGCTCTGCAATATCACAATACGCCTATCGTCTTGTAATGACATACAGGTCATCGTAGACTTCATCGCCATCCCAATCGCTGATCCAATAGAATATATATCTATAATATCCGCTGTAGCTATCAATCCATGATTCAATCTTTTCCACGCTGCCCGGATGCGAGCTGTCTATATCCATTTTCGACGGTATGTATGTCGAAAAAAATAGCTCTTGATTATCCGCAAGGCTTTTTTCTATTTCCGCTATTGCCTCGTAGTATTCCACTGTGCCTTCTTTTATTTTTACCACTTTTGTTTTTGCCATAATAGACTCCTTTCAATCTCGCTTTATCATTGTAAAATCATTTATTATCTGCTATAATTATATTGTGGGGGAGCGGTGGCAAGCCCGCCCTCCTTTGCTATTCTTTTTGCTTAATCCTCTAAAGTCTTCTGCAGATTATCGAGGATTTTTTGTATTTTCTCTGCTTTCTTCTTCTCGTCAATCTCTGCCTGTGCCTCCGCGAGACCGTCTACCAAGAATCTTATAAATCCATTAAATTGCTTGTCCGTCATTCCCATTTCGCTCATTTGTCCACCTTTCTCCGCTTGCCCGGATATTAGGTCCGTGCTCTTGACCTAATACTATTATAATCTATAAATCGTTTATTGTCAATAGAAAAAATAAACTTTTTTTCATTTATTTTTCATCTTCTTCATCTTCTACATATTTAATAATATTGCCGGGCTGCATATCTAGCAGCTTGCATAATTGCCCTATTACCTTAATCCCCACCATTTCGCTACGCCTAAAGCTTTGCATGGCCGATTGATTGATGATACCCTCTTTCAGTATTCTTGTGCTATTATATCCGGCTTCTTTCAGCGATTCCAATACATTTATCTTATACACTAGCATTGCGCCACCTCCTATAAATACATTGTAATACATCTGAATTATAATGTAAAGAAAAATAAATGAAAAAAGATTTAAAAAAGTGTTGACAATAAACGATTTATCGTTTACAATGTACTTAAATAAGAAAACCAAAATGGAGGGAAGAAAAAATGAAGAAATTAATAGGCACAGAAAAGCAAGTGGCATGGGCTAATGATTTAAGAATCAAATATGTAGAAGTGTCTGACATCGCAATAAGGTATTACACGGATAAAAAAGATGCCCTGCGAATTAAGCTGGAAAATCTTGGTAGAGATTCTGAGTGCATCGCACAGTGCATGGAAGAAAAAGACGCAAGAATTCAGATTCTAGAAGATTATAGGGCATATATACTGGGGCATGAAAAAGCATCTTTTTTTATAGATCGCTTTAAAAATGGGATTTATAATGCGGAGCTTGACAAGAATACAGCATTTCATGAGCTGTGCGTCGCGAAAGAGTGGAAAAAGAGGAATCGAAAATAATTTTCACAGCTGTCCTATCGGCTGACGGGGAGAAAGAGGTGTATATGAAAAGCAAGCTAAAAATGGAGGAAGAGAGAATGACAAGATTAGAAATCGCAAAGGGAAAGCTGGAAAGATTGAGCATGGAGTTAGCGGAGGCCACAGAAAGAGCATTCGGACACATGAGGCAAGCAAACGGTCAGCCAATGAATGACAAGCGGGACGGACATGCATTTATGAATAAGGCCAGTGTCCTAGAAGATAGATGCATCAATCTAGTAAAGGAAATAGAAGAGCAAAAAGAGCGTGTCGAATACTTGGAGGAGGTGGAAGAGTTGAAAAAAAGAGGGCGTGACGGCAGGGGCCACATCATCATGAGCGTTGATAATATCCCAGTTATCAAGGAGGAAATCGCAAAGATGGAAGGGCTAATAGTCAAGAAGGAGCACAATCGCTACACACACACAAGACTACGGAAATTCAAAAAGAGCCTTGAAGAATTAGAGGGCGTGACTGAAAGCGGAAGCGTGTCGAGCAAGACGCGAGAGCTTATCGACTCAGGGAAAGTAAATCAATGGACGAAGAGGCCAGTATATTACTTCGTAAAGGGATTGCGCAAAGTGGCATTAGAGATTGACGAAAATGGCGACTTCAAAGTGTCCAAGAGGTACCCGGCCACGACAGAAGCGGACAAGAAAGCGGTAAAAGAATTATTAGCAGCCTAAGCGGTTTAGAGGGGTTCAACTCCCCTCATAGGCATTGTGGCAAGCTGGAGGGGCTATAGAGCTGGAGGCGGCTCTTTTTCCCTTGCTCAAAAAGCACAGCCATACACGGCAAGGGCTACCGGCTATCGGAGTGGCTACATCTCAATGCACTGCAGCCAGAGCGGTGTATATATGTATCCGGTTGACAATAAGGCAGTGTGTCAATGGCACAGGACTAGCAGGGCGAGGATGCAAGGGCATCAAGGGCAGCACCCATAAGAGCGGACACTACACCGCATGGGCAGGGCACCATCAGAGCAGGGGAGACTAGTATCATACTAGATGCATGACCGCTACACTACGGCACGACGTGGCAGGGGGTAGGGCTTAAGGGGGGTAGGCAGAGGGGCAGCACTGTACCGCATCGCACCCCTCCCGACTCGCTCTACGCGCCACTTGCTTCACCAATCAAGGGCTAATCGGCTCACCAAAACCACATAATCCCAATGCGAAAATCGCATATCAGCACCAATTCAGCAAAAACCAACGCAAAATAGGGGTTTGCGGGGGCACATCTATACGACAAATGTATATTATCCACATAGATACCCCCCCCCCGTTTGTTTTGCGACGAGAAAAAAACGGGTTTTTCACCCACCACCGTTCATCAAAATTTTTCCCCTACATCACAGGTTTAGCCCATTGCAACTGTATCTGCCCCACTAGGCATAGGTTTTATAGGGCAGTTTCTGCGGCGTGCGAGATGGCGGCTCTGCGATGTGCGAGGCTTATTTTTTTTTGCTCCAAACATGTGCGTTGGGGGTTGCCCCTGTAATCGTCTGATAATTTGAGACGCCCTGTGGTTAACACGTTCTTTATTTTCAAGGTTTAAAAAATCACGAGGTTATATAAATTCTGAAAGAGCAGAATTAAAAATTGTGTGATAATTGGCGATAAAATAAAGTGTTGCAAATAGTTGTTATAGTTGCTATAGTACATGTAGAACATATATAACATAAGCGGAGGAATGCAGATGTATAGGATTGAGATTGTTTTAGCAACAGGGGAAAACGCAGTACAGGAGTTGTGCGAGGAGTTGACGGTAATAGCAATGGCGTCATTGAAAGACTCTAAGTGCGAATATTTTGAGGTGCCGACATCAGGCAACAACCTAGATGCTATTTACTTTCCAAAATCGCTGATTAAAGGCGTTGTTGTTCAAGGGGTGCTGTATGAAAAAGGGCGAACTGACGCGGATAAGTAAAGAACTCGGGGTTGCCGGACTTGAGCATCTTACCACCCACGAGGGCATGACCAAGGACATGCAAGCGGCGTTAAAGTCAACCGCTCCAGAGCAAGGTTGGCAAGATGAAGTCAGGGCGTATCTCGGGTATGGAAGAGATGTGCCTGTAACAAGGCAAATGCAGCTAGTCAAGGCAGTGCTGGAGAAAGCGATTGATGGCTCAGAGAAGCACGCTAGACTAGCTATGGAAATGGCGAACACGGCAACGGTAGCAGACCATATTAAATTAGCGGAGGCGAAAACTAAGTACGCCAAAGTAGTTGCGGAGATAAGTGACCTTAACGCTCGTACAGAATTCACGAAAGCTACAACAGAAGAGTTGAGAGGTCATTATGGGATAGACCAGATTGTCAACTGGCACGGCATGATTAGGGAGGGAGATGTAGTTTATGACGAAAGTGATTAGTCATGACTACTACATGAATAAAAATATCCAACCAACTTTTTACGCTGTTATTTTAAGCCGTGCGGTTTTTAAGTTCCTTGGTGGCGGCAGGTACTCCATGAAATCCAAAACGATAGTGCAGTTGTTGCTGATTGGTTTTATAGATGCAATTAGTCAAGGGAAAGTTTCCAATGTCGTTTGCGTTCGTGAAAGGCAGAATTCTGCCAGACAATCGTGTTACAGCGAGATTTATTGGGCGATTGAGCTTATGGGATTAAAGTCACAATTTAAGTTTGTGCCATCAGCGTTGAAGATAGTGCATATAAAAACGGGATCCACGTTTTATTTTAAAGGACTGAACGATATAGAAGCGATAAAGTCTTTCGCTCCGGATAATGGTGGATTGATTACAGGCGTTTGGTTTGAAGAGGCGTCAGAAATGCAAGGGTGGCGTGATGGATATTTGGCGGCAAGCGGCGAATCAATTGGATTATGGAATGTTATAGACACATTGAAGCGCCATCATGGCAATTGGAGACCGGTGCGATTCTATTTTTCTTACAATCCCGCATCAAGCCCGAATCATTGGTTGAATTTATTGGAGATAGAGGAAAAAGACAATCCAAGATATCTTTTCCATATGTCAACTTACAAAGATGACGAATTGGGATTGCTTAGCAAGGATATTCTTGTAGATATAGCGGCCGTGAAGCGTAGATCGGAGCTGGAATACCGACATATGTATTTAGGTGAAAAAGTAGAGCGTGAAGAGGCGATTATAAAAGACCTACAGATTTGCGACAAACCTCTTTCTGGTGAGTATCAAATATTTATGGGGGTTGATACAGCTTACAAGGGTGCTGATGATATCTGTGTCTGCATCTTGGCTTATCAAGATGGATTGTATTATATCGTAGATGTTTTTGAAGTTAATCGCGGGAAATGGATTGACGGAGAAACTGGAGATGAAATTTGTGAGCTGCTATACGAAAGATTTATCAAGCCTTACGGCGTACTGAATATTCATGTAGACGTTACTCATGAGGGGGGGTATATAGAGCAAGGATTGCACAAGCAAAGGCTTAAACACGGTGGATTCAATGTTCGTGGTGTACATTTCCAAGGTGGTACCAATAAGATCCTTGCAGAAAGAAAACACAGACCGTCAATTATGGGGGCAAATAGACGCGCCGAGATGCATTTACGGTTGCAGGATTTGAGTTATTACGGAAAAATCTTTGCTACAACTCATGCGGAGGAAAAACTTAGGTCACAAATCAGAGCAATTATTTTCCAAGACGTAGGAAAGGGCAAGATAGGCATGGAGGATAAGAAAATTATAAAGAAAAGGCTTGGAAAATCGCCCGATCAATTAGATTCTTTGGTGCTTGCGATAGACGCGAAGTGTGTTTACGACACCATGGCCAGTACAGACACAATGAAATTTTTAATGGAGGTGCAGAGTGCTTGATGGTTTAATGCCTAAATCAAACAACATAAATGATTTTCTTGTTTTGGAGGACATGATTAGGAATTGCAATGGCGATGACTGCGCTCCAATAAGTAGGCGTGGTCATATAACGGAAACGGAGCTAATCAGGTACGTGTATTCTAATTTGCCTGCCGTAAAGTACGTTACAGACCAATTGACGGGATTTATGTTTGCAACAGAGCTTTTTGCAGGCGATGGAACAGAAGAAGACAAGGACAACATTAAACTGAAAGAGTTTTTGCAAAAAAGAAATATTCAAGGCACAAAGAACATTGATTTACTTAAAAAGGTCGACTTAGAATCTGCGGTTTATGGTTCTGCGGGGGCAAGGTTTTTATCAGAAGAAGATGGAATCATCGATGTTCCGTTCAACACATATGTGCCTATACGTATTCCGTCAAAGGATTATCACGGTGTCAATGAAATTGCTTATTATGCGATAAACACAGACAGAAAAGAAATATCGAGTATCGACCCGCAAATACTGGGGCGAATTGCCAGTGGCTTAGTTAATACAAGGATTGATTCGACAGGGACAATTCAGCTTGAAGATACCAATATAATCATCGTGCCGCCTGCTCAATTTGTGGCATTTGAAAATGTGCCGATTGAGGGGATAGAAAAAAGCCCGTTGCTTAACGATATCCAAAGAATTACGTTTTTGATTAATTTATATAAGCAATTAAACACTGATATTGTTTACGATGGTCCGGGTCGTTTTATTGCATGGGTGGATGATAGCGTGGATAGCGAACTTGGCGTTTCAATGGGTGGCGAAATCACAAACACAACAGCTAAAGCAAGACAGGACAAGTTAGAGGAAACGAGAAAAATAATTACAGATGCTATGAATCGGTTTAAAAATTCGACAAACCGTGACCTTTTAGTTGTTAATGATTTTCTTAAAGATTTAGAGCATTTCCCAAGAACAACGCTGGCAAAAGACTTAATGCCATATCTTGAAAATGAAGTTGAGATTGCGTGTCAGTTATTCGGTGTTCCGGCGCAATTACTTGCCGCCGGGAGGATATTAGGAAATATCTCAATGGAAAAAATCATTGACAATTCGATGATTGGCGTAATCATTCCGCGCAGAAACAGGATAGCGAGCAAAATATCAATGTTGCTTGGTGAAAATCTGGACGTTGGCGAGATACACTTCTATGCGGAAAATTATGCCGACAAATCAAGATTTGATGATGCTCGGGAGTTGTCGTTAACAGCAGTGAGGGCATCACAGGCACAGTTAGACGATGTAGTTGACGCATTGGGGAGAGAAATAATAGATGTATTAGAAAGGAGAACGCTGTAAATGAGGAGCAATGAGAATTTAGACATTATTAGACCGGTTGAAGAAATGATGAGGGAAAACGGAATTAAGCCTATTGGGGTTTCTGCCAGGGGGATTCCTGTGTATGACATGAAAGATGGTGACGCAATCGCCAAAGACCAAGCTCTTAGAGCGAAATTAGGGCATAGATCCGCTACGGCGAATATTAGGAAAATGCGTCCGGGCGGTGGCTATACGACTACGGATAAAAGGTTTCTCTTAGTCAATCCAGACCACTATTTTTTGAATCGGTGCAGAACTGTTGATGCTCAACCGGCACCCGGCAAGCCAAAGGAAAAGCAACTCCATGTTGTTGTTGACCACAGGGCTATTCGTGAAGCAGAAAGCGGCCGCACCGGCAATGAAAGAATTGTATGCCATGTTTTTGTGAACGAGAATGGAAAAACGATATATAAAGAAACCACATACGTAGGCTCAAAGGAATTTATCGAGAAGTTTAAGAGTGAATTATCACATGAAGATATGCAGGTTCTAAAGCCACTTATGGGAGAAGTTAAAAAAGAAGATACAGGCTTTCAAGTGGCGGTGTAGTCACTATGAATCTGGATGAGCTGTTAGCAGTATTTGCTCTAACCAATAATCAGGCAGAGCAAAGTGAGATTATGGAGAAAATACTTGATTATTTTGTTGAGGTCATGAACATTAGGCGGTCAACGGTTATGAATCAACTGGGATTGGTTTTTAATCAATCATATTCAAGTCGCTTTAATGCTCCGCACAGATATTATGTAGCCGGATTGCTGATTGGATTTCGCGATAGGATGCAGGATTACGCGGGCACAGTCGCGGAAAGTGAGCTGATAGAGCGTTTGGCATGGGAAAGTGAGCGGCTTATTTATGGAGAAACAAGAAATTCAGACTTGCAAGGCGAGCATGACGCTTATCTGTGGTTTCAAGAGGTTAACCCGCAATATATGCTAACAAAAACATGGGTTGCGATCATTGACTCTAAAACGTGTCATACATGCGCGTGGTTAAACGGAACAACAATACCTATCGACCAGCTCTTTCTTTTAGCGGGGCAGCCCATTATCAACGGGAGAGGCGGAGAGGGTGTGTATAGCTATATAGATAGGCAGGTGAGCATAGCTCACCCAAACTGTAGATGCAACGTAAAAATAAACGTAGAAAGGAGGTAGGAGCATGAATAAAGTAACAAGCATTACCATGATAGTAAAAGATGGCGGGGTATTTACTGCAACGGGGGATGACTTAAATTCTGTTTATCTTGCGTGGTTAAGCTCTATTAAGCCGGGCGTTGTTATGCCAATCACATTGCCAGATGGGGTTTCATGGAGTGGAGGAAACTTTGAGCCACCTATCACATTTAGAAGCGATGCGATTTTAGCAATGTCACCTGTTTATGAGCGAGCCGGGCAATTACCGCACCAATGTGTGTGTGAGGAGGATTAGGAGTAAAGAGAATGAGTGTAATGATTGAGAAAATGAAAGAAAGGCGTGCTGGAAATAGTAAATTCCCGAACAAACTTGAAACTTATAAGCCAAAAGAGGTCGATTCAAAAGTTGAAAAGCCTAAGAAGCCAAGGGCAGGAACGAAAAAAGAATGAAAAAGTATAGTTTGTATGATGTTTTTACTGAACCCATAACCTTTGATGTGTGGGTTACGGCGAATGGCAGGGGGAGACTCGTGAAGTTGGAAGAGCCGCTAGAGCCGGGCAAGGTATACGAAACCGATGATGAGAGATTAATAGGGTCGCTGGAAAGTAAGGAGATTAAAAGAATTTATACGAATGAGTTGGAACAATTGCTCAAAAAGAGTGGTGTTCCATATCATTTGGGCAATCCAAAAAATCCTACGCAACCTAAAAAATGTAGCTCATGTAGCGGTCGGAGGATTCATATTTTTTACAAGGTGGTGAGAGTATATGAGTAAGTTCGATGTTTTTAAGAAAAGGGATAAAAAACTTGAAGAGAGAAAGGCAATCAAGAAAGAGGTTGACGCAAGTGTGGATTTGTCAGACAGAAAAAGCATAAAGCTAATGTCCGAACCATCTACATCGTCAAAGTACGGATACCACAGGCTGCTTGACGAGGGGGCGGTTGTTCGAGGTGGTGAGGTGGAATGCTATATTCCTAAAGGTGAATTAAAAATTTGGATTAACAATCTGTCAGAGGATTCAAGGTTTTTTTACAATAACGCCCATATCGACCCCCTTATTGATGCAACAGCCATTATCGGCGAATGGGGAAAGAAAGATCTTCGTTTAGTTGATATTGGAGATGGTCGGTCGGCAGTAGATGTTAAATTAAATCTTGATGACGAGCACGCCGCTGTGAAAACGCTTAAAAATAATTCCGACAAGTATGGTTTTGATTTGGGTTTAAGTGCAGAGCTTAGCGGGAGCATCAATTGGGCAGCCACAGAAATTTATGAATATAAGTTAGGTGTCGTACTGAACGATATAACTATCACTGGAATATCTGTAGTTGGAAGTGTGGGGAATGTAAATAGTCAAGGATTGAAGTTTGGTGACAATAAGGAGGGGAAAATGAGTTTTATGGAAAAGTTAAGGGCTACAATGGGGTTTGGTGATGAGCCTAAGGACGAGCCTAAAGTTGAGGAAAAATTTGCAACCGAAGAAGAGTTTAGGGCTGAATTATCAACATTTATCGAGGGAGTGAAAGCAAAAGATGCTGAGCTTGAAAAAGTGAAAACCAAGTTGGCGGCAGCAGAAGCGGAGAACATCGAGTTGAAGAAGTTGCTTGAAAAAGCGGGTGAAGATTCGAAAAAGGTGGATGAGGTAAAAGAAGAGCTTGATGAAAGCAAAAAGGTAAATGAGGCAATTCGAAAAGCCTTTGCAGAGGGAGCTATCAGTGCGATTCTTGAACAGAAAAAGGGGAATCCGGTGGCACGTGCAGAAGTTAAGTTTGCTAATTCGGACATAGCGGGGGGATTGTAATATGAGCGTTAATATGAGCGTTTCAATGAAAGATTTAGAAAGGGTAGCGGTTAATCTTGATGAGGTATCTGTTGGATATAATGTGTTGGCACTTGCCGATAAATTCAAGGCAGAGCTGGATGCGAGTTGCGATGGTCCGGGAGCGATTGGAGATATTGGAATCGGAACATCTTACGCCAGTGTAAGGCAAGCGCATCCGATGTTTGATTCTTCACCGCTTGCGATGTGGCTATTGACAACCAATGCGGCACAAATGATGCGAAATCAGTTCGGCAATGGCTTGGGTACATTGGTGAAGACTGGAAATAATTTGTCCGGATGGAATATGCCATTACCGGGACTTGCATGGACTGAACCGCCACCAGACACAACGGGAGCGTGCTGTTGGGTACCGATGGAGCTTTCTTTGTGTGGTGACACAACGCCTTTAGCATTGCTGTGCATCCATAGGTGTGAAGATATTATGGATAGCTTTATTGAGCTCGACAGGCGTGCTGGTGTGAATGATTTGCGCGGACCATGGCAACGTGTGGGTGAGAGCAAGAGAGACGCTATGAGCCGTTGGTTGCGAATCAACATGGCTTTTTACACAGCACAAACACTTATCAATGGGCATAGCGAGCTTGAAACCAATATTTTAAAACCATTCCATGGATTGATTGAGGTTATGGAACGTCCGAGCGTTATTGCTATTGATGGCTCTAGCGTATTAGGGGCTTTCGAGCAGATTCAATGTCGCATTGATGTGCTAGGAACAGCAGGGCAAGGCTCTGTAGCATGGATGAATCCATTGGTGTTGGCGGGAGTTGTTAGTCAGATTCAACCAGATATTAATGGGAATCTGCCAAAAGGATGGTCTAAGAATGGGCTAGGTCAAGTATCTTACAACGCCATTCCGCTTAGAACTGACCCGTTTATGCCGGTTGACACTACAGGAGTGATTGCTAATGGTGATATTTGGATTTTAAATTCAAATTCTACATTTGGATTCTTGCGTGAGCCTATCACGCCAAGCGTCCGTGAAAACAATCCATTCCACATTGTGGAGGAAGTTGGATCAAGCAATCGCGCAGATAACTGCGGGCATCGTTGCGAGTATTATTATAACTATGGCGGTGTAGACAATCTTAACGATCAGTTAATTTCTATTATTCATGGAGTGCCAACAAGTGGGGAGTGCTCCGGCATGGCACTGGCGGGGCTTGAAAATATTATCAATCCGGAAACCTTGATTCCACGAGCGTAGGAGATGTAGAATGGCTGAATTTACGACAATCAAAGAGCAGCTAGAAACAAATTGCGACTGCTTGCCTGAAGTGGATGAGCGATTATTTGAACGTGTGTTAGATTCGGTCATTAGCTATATTTCGCAGATAACTTGTTGGCGAACGGAGCTGTGTGAAACATTCTTGAATGAAGAACGCATAGAGTTGATTCCTATTAATAATCTGGAGTGTTGTGGATGTGATGATAGGCTGATGACCATCACACCGAGATTTTTCAAAATGATTGATATGGACAGCTTTAAAGTTGAATTTATTACAGTCATGGGGTTATCGGAAGATGTCATTGAGATTGATTCTGAGTATTTTTCGTTTATTGAGTCAATGAATGAATTAAGAATCGACTTGTCGAGATATTACAGCTGCAACCCTTGCTGCCCGCCTGAAACGATTGTAAGAATTAGATATTATGCAGGATTCGATTTGATACCGGATTGCTTGTTAGGACTGTTCTGCGACCTTATGCGTGTGCTGTACGATCAAATGAAATGCGATTGTGGAACGTGTCAACCATGCGAAGCTAAAACAAATCTGATGGGCGAGGTTGATGAGGACGAAATTGTAAACAAGACACTTGATAATTTCCTGAACGATGTTGTCATAAAAGGTTATATAAATAATTTATCTATGATGTCATTATGTCTGGGAGAACATCAACCATGGGGGGAGTTGTTAGAATATGACCGCAACATACGTAGGGGCTAGGACAATAACAATTAAAAAGGCGTGCTGTGGAAAGGGTGGCTCAAACACAGGATTAAAAAGGGATTTTACAGTAGAGTTTCCAAGTCGTAGAAGAGTGAGATTTCTTATAGGTAAGCCTGAGCCTATCAGTCAAGGAGAGAAAGAGTTTTTGCAGGCGTTAAACTCACATCAAGGTAGGGAAGTTTTTATTTTTGGAGGTGCTTAGAATGGATTTATTGGGTGCAATTCTTGATGCGGTAGAGGAAGAGGTTGATGATTTCGCCAAGCGATTAGAGGAAAGCATGAAGTCTACTATACGCTCAAACAGCGGAGCATTGAAAGATTCAATCACCACTGAAAAAGAAAGCAGTACGCTAACCAGAGTTGGCGTAGATGCGGCAAAATTGCAAGGTGATGGCAGGAATCAAGGCGGCGAACATGCTAAGGATGGATTTGATTATTCAAAGGCTTACTTGAATGGCAGAAGTGGCGGCAGGGCACTAAAGCCAAAAGGGAAACGCTCAATGAAATGGGATACCAAGTATAGTAAAGGATCGGCTATGAAAGTGAGTCAGGGTGCACAAGATGGTCATGACTTCTTAGCGGAAGCAATAGAGATGACTGATATGTAGAAAAGGAGTAGAAGATGGCAGATAGAGAAAAAACAAAAGTTGACACAGTGGCAAAGAAAGTTGATGTCAATCAATTCTTGAAAAATAAGTTAACGGCCTTGAATGCAATGCAGGACGGCAAGGCAAGGTATGAAATAGACAGATTGTATCGGAACGTAAGGGGGGTGAAATAATGTCAAGATGTAGCAATGATGTTGTTGTAAAGACGCTTACACAAAAGAAACTCAATAAGCAGTCACAAATCTTCATGACGGCCTTAACCGATTTGGAGGCGTGTACAGATATTCGTTTTCGCGACTGGGTGGACGCTGGTGAATCTGGGCATTACGATGCTGGGCTAAGACCTGATGATGTGCTGCAATGCAAGCAAAAAGGATGCACCACAACGGGAACCAGGCTGTTTGCTCGTGGTGACACTGGAACGGGACAAGATGTGATGTCAAGCTACAGCCTTGCGACAGACGCGCTTGCATTTGCTACAGGCATTGTGACATTTTTTGTGTGGGCAAGCAATGCAGTGGAGGGAGCAACTTTGGCTTTTAGCATCTCTGATTACGGCGATGTGGAGAATATGGACACTTATGCCGGTGCAAGAGACCTTGACGTTGGATTCAATCTTATCACGATTGACCTAGGAACGGTTCCGCCCGGAATGGGAGGAACAGGGTGGTTGCCATCGACAAGGGGTGTAGCAATATCAATTTCGATTATTGGTGTGCCACACGATGTGTCTTTAGGGCTATCAACGCTTAGAATTTTTGATAGTATTCATGACTTCTTAGTGAATGAAACAGTTGCCTTAGATTGTCTAGACGATATAACTGGCAGCCAAACAATGGACATAACAGCATCTACTTGCTTTGGATCTACTTACGACGAGCAATCAATGGATGTGAGCCTTACGATTAACGCAAGGGGTGTAACGCCAAACTACATCGTACTATCGCCATTTGCAAGACGTGTGGACGATGGTGTCGGAACGTATATTGAGACAGTTGAGCGTACAGTTGTGGAGGAAATCAGAAATGGTGTGCGCTACGGCATGGTTCAGTTAGCAGATATGAGCGAAGACGAGTGTCGGTTCTTGTTGGCGCAAAAGGAAGACGAGTGCAGTAGAGTTGAGGGGTGGTTGAATCACGTAGCGTTGCCAATTGAGATTTCTTTGGGCGACAATCAGTTTCAGCGACTACAAAATGGTGTTGTTGCCGATAGGGGTAAGCTGTTATTTAACGAGCGTTTGATTGGTCAAAATGTTATTGTCGCATACCCTAAAGACATTGAGGGTCAAATCATTATCTTTGATGGTGCTAATGCCAACAAGAAAAGCGTTTCAGCTAAGGTTGTGTCGCAATTTAGCGATGGGACAAAGATTATCGACACTTACGACAGGTGGTTAATTACTTCATTTCCACATACGCTATCCTCGGAAGAGACGGTATTCTCTTTTACTATTACGGCAACCCGAGATAGGGGAGAGGGGTTCTTTAAACGGCTTATTGCGGCGTAGATGCTAGATTGTTGACATTTTTGGTCGGCGGGCGTATAATAAGGGCATAAAAGGTGCTACCGATAACGGTCAGCCCAAAAGAATGTTTATACTAAGAAAGTGACTCCTTTGGTTGGGCGGTCACTTTTTTGTATGATTTATATAGGCTATAAGTGTCGTAACGATGATTGCTAGAATCATTATCACGAGGCTTAATATCTCATAATCAGACATCGCAAGCCCCCGTTCTTGTTTATTTCCTACTTTCGTAAGATTGGCAAGTTATGAGGGTTTTGCTGACCCTCTAGTTATAGAGGGCTGACCGCTACCGTATCGTAGCACCTGTAATAATTTTAACAGAATCAACATAGAAACACAAGAGAGCCAACTAAGACTCTCTTTTACTTTGCCATAACAGCAATGCTTTTTATTTTCACATCTATTATATTTCTCGGAAATGCTATTTGTCCATTAGAATCAGCCAGATATCCATTGTAGCGTAGCCGCCTCACGCTGCTAGTGACGGATGACGGACTCTTAAACTGCATCAAATCAGCTAATTCCTTATATGTTGGCGTGCGTCCTTTGGCTGTTGTGAAAAGGACTATCACATCATACACGTAAATGTCTTTTTCGGTTATTCTGTTCATTTTCGCTCCTTTCTTTTTGCAAAAGGGCATCACTTTTTCAGCAACACCCTTATGCGAGGATAAAACAGATGGGGCAAAAGCCCAAAGACATTATAACATAGCTGTAGATTTTTTGCTATAGTTGTGCTAGAATAAATAGAACATAAAAATAAGAGAACAGATGAGGTGAAAAGATGGAAGTATCAAGATTATCAAATGAACAATTGGAAGAAGTGGCAAGGCAATTAGAGATTGTGAAAAAAGAGCAAGAGGAAAGAACGAATCGGTTTGTAAACACCCCTGTTGTGCCAGAAAGCGTGGCCGCTGATGAAAAAATTGAGGCAATAGAAAACGTGGTGGGCTTGGAGAGTGTAATCGAAGAAGCTGTGAAAGATGATTCGCCGTTTTTGGTTCAAGATGGAGAGGAGTTGCACGTAATTGGCGATGCGACCAAAACAGAATTTAAGTTAGACGATTACGAAGTTGAGCTACACGTCCCGACAGCTTTGTTGAAAGTAGGCGAAAAAGAGATTGCCGAAGATGCAGGGCGTGGGTATTCCACGTATAGCATTGTAAAAAAAGATGTTGGCGTATCTCCGAGATTAGTTCCGGTTCTTGCGAAAGCATTGTTTGACGTATTTCCTGCACTCGATGCTATTAAGGATGTTGCCGGAATTGATGCAGAGGGGTTGAAAGAGCTTGTCAAAAACATGGGAGATGCCGAGCGCAGAGAGTTCACGATGGGCAAAATGTCAAGCATAGTCAATATGTACGCAATGGCAAGCAGTGTGATGCAAGAGGGCATGTACGAGGGCGTTGGCAAATTATTGGGTGTCCCAGATGATAGGATTGATTTTATGATTCCAAGCTCTGTATTCAATGAATTCATGAGGTTTTGCGACAACAATCCATCAGTAGTAAATTATGCAGAAACTTTTTTCGGCTTGCCCAAGCAGGGCGATTTAATAGAGAGCGAGAAGTGGGAAGCGCGCACGCAAGACTAGATATATTTAGTCACTTTGCGTACTATTTGGGCGACAAATTAAACATAAGACCTGCTGAAATATTAGATACATGGAGCGTGCCGGAGCTGATTGTAACTTACGGACAGTTTGCGAATGCTGATAGTTACAAGAACTACAAGGAATATCAGTCCTTATCTCCTGACGCACGGTCAAAGATAGAGAAAAGGCCAAAAGAATATGCTGTTTACTTCCGTAGCATATCTGAATTCGAGGAATAGTCATGTCAATAAGAGAAGTTAGAGTTGACATAAAAACAAATGTTGATGATGTCAAAAAGCAAATAACTGCATTAGAAAAACAAATACTTGCTCTTGCCAAGAAAAGTGTAGAGCTGAATTTGGGAACTGATAATTTCGACAAAGACTTGGCCTTAATTAATAAGCAGATCAGAGAACTCACCAAGCAGAAAAATATAATCGAGTTGGCGGCTGATACCGCGGGAGCTGATAAGGCTTTAGCCATGCTGGCAAAGGAGACTAGACTGGCAACTGAACCAAGCAAAAAGGTTGTGACTGCTGACGTGTCAGAGGCACTAAAAGGTTTAATGGCTTTAAATGACAAGGTGAATAATGTCGGCAAGAACTTTGGCAGAATGTTTGGTGCCGGTGGTGCAGTGTTTACAGGAATGCGTGCTGCCCGCTCTATTATGAGCGAGGTCGGCAACGCCATTGGACGTATGGACACCATGAATAATTTCCCTAGGGTCATGGAGTCCATCGGGCAATCGGCACAGTCGGCGGAAAATGCAATCCAACAGCTGCAGAGCGAATTGCAAGGACTTCCCACCGCATTGAATGATGGCGTTGCGGGCGTTCAGCGTTTGACTGGTGTATCCAATGATGTAGGGCTTGCCACGGAGCAGTTCTTGGCACTGAACAACGCTGTTATTGCAGGTGGTCAGCCAGTATTTAGGCAAGCACAAGCACTGCAACAGTTTATCGGCATTGTTTCAAGCGGTCAGCCAATTATGCAGCGTTGGTCTACGTTGCTTGATGTTATGCCGGCGCAATTAAATCAAATCGCTACACAAATGGGATATGCGAATGAAGAAGTGTTGCGTCAATCTTTGGCGGCGCAAGATTCAGCTACGTCTATGGAGGATTTGCTTGATGCTGTAGTGCATTTGAACCGTGTAGGTTTAGATGGTTTCGCTACATTCGAACAGCAAGCGAGAATGGCTTCTGACGGTGTTACAACAGGGGTTGCGAATGCGAGAATTGCGATTCAGCGTGGAATTGTTGAAATCTTAGAAGGGTTAAACACGAGTTTTGAAAATACAGAATTTGGAAACCTTGCAGGATTTATCGGCAGGGTCGGAAGCGTCGCCGAGCGTGCATTAGGGGGATTGGCGAGTGCTCTTGGAAGTGGTGGAAACGGACTTGTCGCAATGCTGGAAAGTGCTTATCATGCACTGATGCGGTTTGACTTTGTTGAATTTTTTGCATCTCTAGGAGCTGCCATTGATACATTCATCGGAATTGTTAGGGGTGCATGGAGCATGGCAGAGCCTCTATTAGTAGGGCTTGCTACATTTGCAGGAAATGGAGATATAGCTGTTGGTCTTGGACGTATCGCCGGGTTCTTATTTCTTACCAGTAAGGCACTTAATGCAGTTGCATTGGCCAAGCCCCTTGGTGCCGTGCTTACAGGACTGTCCTCGCTGGTGGCATTTACTCCAAAGCTCGCAGGACTTAGTGCAGTCATTGGCACGCTAGGTACAGCATGGGGCGCTGCGGGGCTTGGTTACTTGGCAATTCTTGGATATGGTGCGTACCGGGCTGGCAGCGAGGGACTCGCCTTGTCTCAATCATTGGCGCGGGCTACAGTAGGCGTATTTAATCCCGAAATGGCAGCAGAAATGCCTAGACATGACAGTTATAGCAGAAGAAGAGCTGTGGAACGAGCCAGAGAGCAATTAAACACTATGGAGCTTGGATTATCTATTGACACAGGCGACGCAGCGCAAGATTTGGAGAATCTTAAAGCCAATATTGAATCGCTTGAAGCGACACTTGCTGCCACATACGAACACGGCTATCAACCGGGCGTTGGATTCAACGACGCAACGCAAGAAGTCGTTGATAATATAAAGTACAGAGTAGAGGTTGCGAGAAATGCTCTCCCACAATTCGAGGCGGAGGCCGACGCTGTACTGCAGCGCATGCATGCTAGAGGCATGGAGATGGAAGCTCGAGCTGAACACATGATTGCGCAAGCGGGCATCGCAAATGCTATTTCCGTACTGGGCGCAGATGGAATCGCAACAATCGACAACATGATTGAATCAATCGCAGAATTTGGAGTTGCTGTATTTAGTGGGGCGGAAAGAATTGGTTCTGGATTTGCAGAAATCAATCAATATCTTGGTGGTTTTGATGAGTACGGAAACAGGCTTGTTGAATCACTTAGGTGGACGGCAGAAAATAGCGACCAGTTCTTTGGGGCTATGGGGGACAATTTGCGTTACAACATAGACCAACAAGCGGAATGGTTGGCGACTTTAGAGAATATAGCATATGTCTACGGGGAAAATACAAGGCGGCACTTCGAACAATACGGTGTTGGTTTCTTAGAACCATTGCGGCACGAGCTTGAACAAGGCGGTGAAAACATAGCTAGAATTTCTGGGTATGTCGAGGGGCAAGCTAGTGATCTTGCAGGTGCGTTTACAAGTCAGTTTGAGGGCGTGGACACAGAGATAGCTAAAGTTTTTGGAGACATGTCCGAGCAAGTTCTTGGGGCAATGGAGGATAATTTCAATCCCGAAGAATGGACGGCGCTAGCGGTTGGCGCATTAGACAGCTTAGTTTCTGGCTTTGCGGACGCAACAAGCCTAGAAACTGCAACCACAGAGGTTGCACAGTCCGGCATTAACGGCATTAAAGATACATGGGAACAAAACTCACCATCACAAGTATTTTTAGATTTAGGCGAGGGTGCAATAAATTCTTTAGCAGACGGGATTGTTAATGCAAGTCCAGCAGTGGAGGAAGCGATTAATAACATTGTTGAAATTGTCGTAACTGCAATGGATAGCATATCAGAATCCATAAATAATTCGATGATAGAAATGGAATCAAGCCTAGTGATGGAGGCACAGGTTCAAGCCGTTGTGAATGAGGCTGAAAGAGTAATAGAAGTTCTTAGAGGGTTCGCAGAGGGAACAGACGACTTGAATTGGAGCAAAACCTTAACTGATTTCACGAGAAGATTCGCTCAATTCATGAGCAATTTAGAGGGCTTAAATACTAACTTCCATGAAATTGGCGATAGCTACAAAGAGGCGTTTCTTGATGGGATAAACATGGATTACATCACGCAGAAAATTATTTCCGATGTTGAGGCTCTAATTGGGCTGCTAGAGGGCAAGATAGGACGATTAGGAGAAATTGGGCGAATGTGGGGAGAGGCTTTGCTGAAAGGATTTCAAGCAGCCATTGCACGACTGCCGAATATCGCAGCACAAGTAATCCAAGCGATAAGCGGATTAGGTGGACTGGCTAGTAGTATTGGTGGTGGACTTGGACAATCCCTTGCAAGTGGGTTTCAGAGTGCAACAGCAAATATCGCCAGCAATTTACAGGCTCAGTTAAACAGCATCAGCGTTCCAAATATCGGTGGTCGTGTCGGTGGCTCTGCAAATACGCAACATAGAGCAAGTGGAGGCATGATATTCAATCCTCGTGGAACTGATACCGTGCCGGCAATGTTGACACCGGGCGAGTTTGTGCAAAAGAAGTCAGCAGTTCAGTTATTTAGTGAGAATTTCATGCGAAGAGTGAATGCTTGCGATGTAAAGGGCGTGTACGACAGCATGATAGGTCGTTTCGGCATTCCGCAAAGCTATCAACCGAACGTTAGCAATATTGTAAACAACATCAACAACGACAATAAAACCGTATCACTACACACCTATGGAGTGCAAGACCCCGTAGGATTCACAGGGAGATTGACAAGATATGTTACTTAGCAGCAAATGCCTTTATGATTTCAATCTAAACAGGCGATATATACAATTTAATGACCTTGTAATTGACCAGTGGGAGATGTTAGGGAGTGCCAGTTTGTCACGACCAACAAAAGTGACTACAAGCCCATTATTTAATCAGCACGGTAGTTTATACAAGACCAATAGGGTGGAGGCGTTGCAGGCTGAGCAATCTTTGTCAATCAGCATAACTATAGATGTTAGAAAACTAGGGAAATACGACAGGGAATTGTACAAGCGATTTGTTTTGAGCCAATTCGCAAGACATGGGATTCTTTATGCAATTGATGGAATGGAGCTTATATACACACTTGCACTTGTCAGAGGCGTGCCAGAAGTATACTCCAATACTCCTAACTCTGTGACTATAGACGTTGATTTTACATTGCCTTGGGGCTACTGGGTGACGGCTGACCCACGCACAATCTTTTTTCAGCGATATGATTTATGTGATTGGAATGAGTACTTTTGCTTAAGGGGCTTAGAGCCTTGCGTTGAATGCGATTGCCTGTGTGTTCCCAAGTCGGATGATAGATGTAGGTGCGATGCTTGTCTTTCGAGGTGCGATTACATCAAAATAGAAAACTCACTCTGCGTAAGGGGTTGGGATGCGCTAAGAACTTTTGTCATGGACTGTGAATCACGATACAGGATAATTATGGACTGCTCGGCAAGGGATAGATTATGGCATAGGATAGAGGATTTGTACGACTTTAGTTTTTGCAGGCGCCTTAGTGAATCATATTTAATTGCAACAACTTTTATCGGTCAAACAACAATCACAACCAATAGAGTAACTATGTTTCTTGACGGAGAGTTTATCGACCCGATAATCACGCTGAACAGTACGACTTTTAAGATAAATGGTCACTTTAACGGCAGATTAGTTATAAAAGATGGCTTAACCGTGCAATATATAGGCAGGTGCGGGGAAATATGCACGGTCGACATTCCGCAGGATGACATAGAAATACAGAGCGGATTCAGGCTATATGTGCAACAAGGCAGTAATAGCGTGCGGATAAACACTGGAGAGTGCAATATCGGCAGTTGCGTTAGGATTCGATATCAGGCAATGACACCGTAAGGAGCTGATATGTATATAGAGATAAGAAGAAATGACAGCATAGTCGGCAGAATAACAAGCATCACAAATGTTGGAACATTGCAAAATGAGCTTAATTTCATACCATGCTTGGAAATCACGGTCGCTTTGCGAGAGGATATTCAGCCATGGGATACTGCTTTGTATTTTTTCTCCGACAAGGTGTTTCATGGGTTGATTACCGACATTAGACCAGATTATCAAGCAGGAACACAAGGGCTTACAATAAGTCATATTTCTACGGAATTAGAGCAAAGACAGATTCCAACCAATAGGGCGATAAAGCTAGAGCCTTTAGATAATTTGTTTGAAAATGAAGAATTTATTCCTGCGGGCTGGAGTGTGGATAATCAGACCATTAATAATTATATCGTGGATTATGTATTTAGTCGTGAAACGCAAGCAACAGCACTGTCAACACTTAGCGAAATGACAACAAGAAGCCATTGGCGAATCAATCCATTTATTGCAGGAAAAAATGTTGAGTTTGGCGAGTTTGGCAGGGATAGCGGATATATTTTCTCGGCGCATAGAAAGAATATTGAGCAAGGGATATTCCCGATCATCTCTATAACACCATCTGGCACGAATTTTGACACAGTTAGGAATGTTGCTGTTGTCTATGGTCAAAAGTCCGATAGTGGAATGTCATCGCTAACATTACGAGATGTATACTTGCATCCTGAATATTGGATTGACGGATTCCCAATAGAAAAAATACGAGATGATGTTAATAATGAGCGTGAATACGAATATGACGAAACGCTTTTAGAGATAGCGCCAAACCAAAACTTTGAATACCGAATCCGTGACGATAAAAGCATTGAGCAAGAGGGGCGGTTGTTGGAGACAACAACATCGTTTAATACCATAAGTCCGTTTGCAAGCATGGATGAAGAAGTCACGAACGAGGATAGAATAAAGGCTAGTCGCGTAGCGTATGAGGCAACCACACATATATTGCGAAACGCACGTAGGTATGACCGACTACCGATTGAAACAGCATATATCCCGCCAGACTTAAACGTTGGAGATAGGGTGTGGGTTGAGTATGACCCAGCGCAAGAGCTGATAGGAGAGTGTGACATTGAGAGAATGGCATACAAACCATATACAGGATATAAATACGTCCGTCAAATACGCACTACCATGACGATTGATGGCAGGGAATTAAGCACAATCGCCCTAGATGATGAAATACGTGTTAATCGTGATGATGCGGTGTTGAACGACATCACAAATGCTATCTTCATGCTTAATGACAAGGCGGATGCAAATAGCCGAATTATCGGAAGTTCGCAACTGCAAAGGCGAAACGGCATGAACGATTTGCATGGTGTCGAATACACCGCATACGGCTCGGCGGGGAGTCCGGCTTACTTCAATATCAGCATTAGTAAGGATAAGATATATTTTGAGCGTTTTGAGTTCAGGGTAATTATTGAGGGTACGAGAGTTCCGTTGTCTGATTCAGACGAGGCGAGGGAGTTAAATGTGACGGTAAACAACACTAGCCTCAGCATAGTGGGCAATGCGATAGACCCAGACCCACACGGACATTCTGCGACAGGTACAAGAAGCGCCTTTGTTGGCGGCGTCACTGATTTGCCTCCAACGGCTACAAATTTTGGGATAAGCATAAACGGTTATGACGTTACATCAATTTTCACAACACTTTATCCTAATGGTTGGCTAACTGGGCAAGGGGTTTTTCCGTCAGACAATGACACGTTTGACTGGCAAAAAATCGCATCCAACGTACCACGCGCAATAGCAGAAGAGATTCTAAGGGCTGGAGCTAAGAACATAGAGATTTCTGGCGATGGAACTTTTAGAGCTAGATATATCAGCTTTATAAACCATAATCACGTCAACAGATAAGGAGGGGGAGATATGGATATAGAAGAATGTGAAGAATGTGGTACGATTCATGAGGTGATGCCGTTTTCTATAAAGAGGGAAACGTTTTGGGAGATATTCTTCTTGTGTCTTGATTGTGCCGATAAGAAAGGGTTCTTAGACAGAGAGGAGGATTGTTTTGAAGAATTATAACACGCATACAGCCAGCGGCGCAGCAGAAGATGTGATACGCGGGTTGATGCATTTGGTTGCCTTGGAGATGCATTTGAAAACTGATATCGAGAAACTGACAAGCGAATTAGAGCTAGAAGATTTTGATTGTCTTTCCGAGCATTTAAAAAAAATTACGCAATCAAGAGAAAATAGTTATCAAATTGCACGGATGCGCCGGAGTGACATGCTTAGGCTGTATGAAATGTTTGACAGTAAAGGCGATAAGTCGGCGTGGTGCAACGTAAAACACATGCTGAATGTTGCAATTGTCAAGTTTGAGGTGTGGCAAGCGACGGGGAGCAATGATGATTACGATGCTTTCATAGACTTTAACCAATTGCTAAACGCAGAGATGGCTAGGTTTATAGGTGTCGAAATTACGGATTGTGCAAGTTGTTTCAGCGATATGTTAAAAGCAGAGGAGGTAAAAAGAAATGAGCAATGCTAACCATGCGTGTGATGCGTGTAGGCAAATAGCGGAAAATTTACCAGATTTCATCGTGAATGGTGTAACGAATGCAATCTGTCGGTCATTAGGGAATAACACTGGGCTTGACCCAAGAGCCGGACAGGATAATTGCGAGGCGTTGCAGGATTTGGTGGACTGTTACATCAATGGAGCAAGGGAGGAGCTGCCAAGCGTTGACATTTGCGATATAAAGGAGTGGATTGATAGGTTTTTAAGCGGTCTATACAATCTAAAATCCGCAATGGTATGCAACGAATGCGGACAGTGGAGCGAAATACAGGGGATGGGATTAGATAATTGGGAGAGAGCAGTATTTATTCCACGTCCAAATCTTCCACTCACCGTATTATCGCAAGACATAAGATTTCATCGCCGCTTGGGATTGATACTGTTCGAGCTATATATCCATGTAGATGCGCCAATTTTAGTTCCGGCGAGCAACCCGTTTGAATGGGGAACGATTGATGGATTGCCATTGTCTACAAATATAGCCTTGCATAACCTGCTATTCTTGCGGACGGTTGATATCAATACGCAGGCGGTTAGACAGCATTATACGGCTGTGAGGGATATCGGCGGTCGATTAACTATGTATTCAAGGCCAGCCATACCGATTCCTCTGACGCAATCAACAGATTTGCATGGTTCGCGAATACGTGTAAACAATGTGCAGCCATTAAGGGGAGTTTCTGCTACATCATTTGTTGAAATGGAAGAGAGTTCATTTTTTTAGGAGGGAGATATGTCAATGAAAATACCGCCGCCGAACATGTGCGGCTTTGGAAATCCACCGCCAGATATGACAGGGTCTTGCCTTGGGGATGCGTGGATGATTCCTGTAGATTCGCTAATGACGATACCGCCGGGATTGCTTAATAGGCATCATGCATTTATTCTACCGGACAATACGGTGTGGACTATAAATCATGCGGGAAATGGAATGGTTTTATTGGGAGTGCAGGGTGGTTCTGGTGCATTTATGCAAATTGTCAATACGGATGGAAGTTTGGCGATTGATGGAAGTGGAACAGAGTGGGTTACGATTGATTTATCGGATATCCTCGAAAATAGAATTAGTGCTGTAGAAAATCGCGTAGATGCAATCTTAAACGATGTTGTTCTTATTGTCGGAAGCATAAACAGGATAGACAATACAATCAATAATGGCATCCGACCAGATGTAGACGAATTATTAGCGCGTCAGATAGTCGCCGGCGACAATGTAACGGTTGAGGCGGATGGACGAAATACCATCATAAACAGCACTGTAGACCCAGATATATTTCGTGTTGTGGACGAACTGCCAGAAACAGGCGAGGAAAACCGGATTTATTTAATAATTGAAGATGGTGGGATTGCGGAACAGTGGGTATGGATTAACGATACGTGGAAAGACAAAGGTTCCATGGATGTTGACATTAGCGATTTTATTACCGCTGATGATGCTAGGGCTATTTTAGAAACAGGAAATGCGGGTTCTGCTACAAGATTGCAGACTCCAAGAACTTTAGCTGTAAATTCTGCAATTACAACATCCGCGCAATTTGATGGTAGCGCAAATGCGACTATGGGAGTGGCGGTAGCAACACCTGCAGGAACGGCATCTAATGCATTGCCACCGGTTGCATCTACTGCTTTACAAGCGTGGTTGGTTGTGGCGAGAAATTGTAAGGCGTGGCTAGTCGCACGGTTTAATGCAGCAGGCCATGCGTTAAGAGCTGTGACTGCGGATGCTTTGACAACAGCACGAAATTTTACGATAGGTAGCACAACAAGAAGTTTTGATGGAGCCGCAAATGTTAGCTGGTCGCTAACGGATATGGGTGTATTTAATGCAGTATATCCCGTCGGCTCGATATATTTGAGCATAAATAGCACCAATCCGGGTACGCTATTTGGCGGCACTTGGGCAGCTTTTGCGCCAGGGCGCACTTTGATAGGAGTTGGTACTAATGGCACGACAAGCTATCTGACCGCCAATGCAACAGGTGGCGCGGAAACGTCAAGTACGCCGAGCGGAGGGGCGGGAACATCTGGCAGCACTACTATAACGACAGCACAGATACCGAGTCATACTCATGCCGGATCAAGTCATACACATGGATTCAATCATGTGCATAGAATGACAGGACACACTCATTCAACACCAAATCATACACACAATATGGCTGATGCTATTATTATTTTTCGGAGCGGTTCCAATCCAACGGTGGGGGCGAACTTTGACCCGGCGTCAAGCAACCGTGGATTTGCGAATGCCGTAAGTTCGGGCAACTGGATGTCTGGTTGGGGAAAGAATCAAGTTGCAGGAAATGCGGCCATTCTAAGCGGTGGTGGCGGAACAACAGGAGATTCAGGTATTTTAGAAACAACAGGCTCCAGATTGCCGACTGACGGCGCAACCGCAATGATAAATACGGCCGCAGCAGGAACGGGGGCTACAGGCTCAACTGGTGGTGGTGAGGGGCATGTTCACACAATACCAAATCATACACACCCGGCACAAAGTGTCGTGCAACCATTTATAACTTGTTTCATGTGGAGAAGAACCGCGTAGGAGGAAATTGAAATTATGAAAAACAAAAAATTTGGGAGAGTACGAGTATCGTCAGACAATAGCGTGTCAGTGCAATCATTTGATGGAACAAGCGAGATTGCTTTAAGCTCCAACGGAGGTGGAACTCCTGTTGAGATTCCGTCGGGGTTTATGCGAGAGGTTGCGCTTACGGAAAATGATTATAGCATCAATCAGGAAATCGCATGGCATAGTCGACAAGATGAAGAGGTGGGTGCGACAGTGCATCTTTTATCTGGCGAGCCAGATGTTTGGGTAAATGCGCCTTGGGATCACTCCACAAAAGCTGTCGGGGTGGCTGAATTTTTAGTGCATTGCCATAATACATGGAGAACAATTTCGCTACCAACAAAAGTAGAGGACGTAGAGTATCTATGGCTTAACGGGCATGTCAATGCAACCACACCATCCACATCCGGAAACTTTAGATGGTGGTATAATCCACTAGAAGATATTAATATTGTGCCTTTTACAACAACCGATGGTTTCGAAACAATGCTGTTGACGGGCACACTGAATATATCGACAAATGTTTCTGTTGATCCAATTGTATTAAAGGCGTCCATATTATATAATGCGTCATTTTGCGAGAGTTCTGACAATACCCATGCTAGATTTATGGAAGCAGGGCATTTTACGGTTGGATTTAAAACAGAGGTGATTTCCACGCCTACTGAACTATCTCATTTTACGATGCATATAAGCCAGTTTACATTAATTGGCAGTAATGGTGATATGACGCAGAAATCAGGAATTGCAACGTCTATAACGCTCAACGAAGATTTGCAAGAATCTGACAGACTTATTTTTTCATTAGACATTCCCATTACGATACAAAATGAATGGTCTGGCATTGGCAGGGATATTGACCTTAACTTTGGCGGTCACTTTTCAATGCCTAAAGTTGGCGATAGAATTACGGTTGTTTCCGATGTTCCCGACCAAGACAATACGGACTTGTTTGGACGAATTGTCACATTGAAAACGACTGCGGAAATAGAAAAGGATAAGCTCCTATTGTTTACGAATTTTAATATTATAAATGAACGTTATTTAGGCGTAGCACCATATTATACGGTTGAAGACTTTAAGGTTTTGAATTTCTCGAAACTAATAAAAACAGGGGGCGCGTAAGGATGAGCATAATTGCTGAATTGATAATCGGAGGGGTTGTGTCGTTGCTGTTTGGCTATATTGCCGTCATGTTGAAAAAGCAAGGAAAAGTCCGCGATAGCATGAGAGAGGGAGCTATGTTGATGCTAAAGGTTCAGCTTATCGAGTATCATAGCAAGTGGAAGAAACGAAAATTTGTTACTAGGCACGGATTATCGAACTTCACGGAAATGCATAGTGCATATCGCAATCTTGGTGGAAACGGAATGATAGAACAATTATTTGAGGAAATAAAAACGTTGGAGATTAAGGAGGGTAGTCATGGAGAGATTTAAAAAGATAATCAAATATGTATTGAACGGCTTGGCGATTGCCAATGCTTTATTGATGGGGCTAAGTCCTATCTGGGGTTGGCCAACAGAACGGGTTGCGGAATCAATCATGATAGTGATTGGCGTTATGTCGGTGTACTTGTTAGGGGACAAGGGCTATGCCACTTACAAGAAAGGAATAAAAAATGGCTAATATTAACGATGTAATCACAAGAGCAAGAAGTGTTATAGGTCAAATCGGATATACCATGAATGCACCGCATTTGACACCAAATAGAAATATGCTTAGGAACAATGTGCGGCACCAAGGCTTGTTTTGGGCTGATTGTAGTTCTTATACAAGGTGGTGCTTTGATGTGCTGGGTGTTAATATTGGCGATTGGACCGCACCACAATCAGAGGCGGGAACGGCCGTATGGAGTGGCTTTGGCAATGCTAACGCAATTCCGTTTAATCAGTTGCAAGCTGGCGACTTGATTGTTGGGTCTACTGCGCAGAATTTTTGGCAGGGAGTGGGTGCGGGCGGTCATGTAGCGATTTCTGTAGGTGGAAGACGTGTTATCGGTGTGAATAGCGCAAATCCAAACGCCACAGAACAGGATATTGTCAATGAGTTTGGTAATGGCAATTGGTTTTGGAGAATCAGACGGATTGGCGATTGGACCGCTCCGCAGAACCCAATACCGCAACCGCCAAGTCCACCATCTGGAGGCTACAATTTTGAAACAGTCAATCAACGTTTTAGAGTGACGGCATCGCCAATACTTCACCGTAGACGGCACCCAAGAACAGCAAACAGTGAGATTATCGAAAGATTGCCAAATGGCTTCGAGTTCACCGCTACAAGGCGCGTGAACAATGGCGAAAGTGTCAATGGAAATCGTAACTGGCTAGAGGTCGAAAATAGTGGGTGGGTATCAGAAGCTCATGTACAGAAAGTGCAGGGAGGCACTCCACTAGCTCAGAATCCACCACTGCAATCCAACCGTCCAAATTTTGCCGTAGGGCAGAATTTGCGGACACAGGTTGATGGACTAAGAGTAAGAATTGCGCCGGGAACGAATCAAAGAGCCTTGACGCAGTTGGAGCTTACACAAAATGCGAGGGCGAACGCCACGAATGGAATGTTGAATCGCGGCACAGCGATAACAGTTCAGGAAATCAGAAATATTGGAGCTGATGTTTGGTTGCGGATTCCTAGTGGATGGATCGCGGGGTTCTTCCAAAATCAAATATTTGTAGGGTAAGTGCGAGGCTTGTGGGAATATGCATTCGATTTCGTGTTGCATTTCGTGTTGCATGACATTTTGAAATACGGCAAATATTCTGATATATGAGAATTATTCCGGAATACAAGAATAGCGACGACCCTAGCATATATAAGGATTGTCGCTATTTGTTTATTTTGCCCCGTCTTTGCTTAAAAGTGGACCAGGCGGGAATCGAACCCGCGTCCAAAATTCCATCCCATGTACTTCTACTATCATAGTCAGTTTTTTGACATTCCCTCTGTCATCCGAGAACTAACACCCTGATGAGTTTAGTAGCTTCATGATACGTATACTAGCGCAAAGCTTTGCTAATACCGTTTCCTGTATAAATGATGCCGGATTCTCTAGGTACAGGTGCCAAGAGGCCGACATGCAGCATTTAGGCTGCAGCTAATACGTAATCGTCGTTAGCGTTTCATTTAGTTTTGCGATTTGACGCATCTTCCTACGGATAGCTTCTCCATCTTCAAGAACCCTGTCGAAACCAGTACTAGCCCTGAATATATCAGCGTCTGGCTGTTCTATTATACTACTCCTTTTGGGGTGAAATGTCAAGTTTCTATTTGTGGAGGGCTTCTGCTTTTAAATTGTAATTTATATAAGCGAAAGTGATTTGAAAAATCGAAGATAACAGGGTATAATGGGAGAAATGCAAATATTAAAAAATAAACATAAAGCTGAGATTTAAAAGAGGAGCATTGACA